CTCATTTCAATGACGTTGTATCAAAGTTGGAAAGTGCAATCGCTGAATTGTCTGCAAAAGTTGTGGCTTTGTCTACATCTAACAACCAGCACAAAGAAGCAATGAGCAAAGCAATTGACTTGATTGAGAAGATTGCTGATTTACCAAGTGAAACCCCAATCAAAACTCCCGTTTCAAACAAGAAAAACGACCAGTTTGAAGCATTGAAAAAATTCAAAAACGCAATAAACAAATAAAACTATGGCATTCTCAGTAGGATCACTCGCAAACTACACCAACGAACAATCTACAGATTTGTTGGTTAAAGCTCTTTTCGGGAGCAAAACTGCAACCTTGTTGCAATCTTCTAACCAAGTTCAAGTCGGCATCAAAAGTGCTGCCGCTTTGAACATCCTTGCTTCAACCGTTTTCTTTCAAGCGGATGGTTGCGGTTACAACCCATCAGGTACGACTGCCTTCACTCAAAGAAACATCACCGTTGGTGCTGTAAAAGTTGAAGAAACCCTTTGCCCAAAAACATTGGAAGCCAAATGGATGCAAACTCAAATCATGCCCGGTTCACCAACAATGATTCCATTCGAGGAGCAAGTAGGTGCTGAAAAGGCAGCCGTGATTGCACAAACTTTGGAAACTGCAATGTGGCAAGGTGACACCGCAAGTGGCAACCCTAACTTGAACCGTTTTGATGGTTTCAACAAAATCATCGCTGCCGCTTCTCCTGTATTGGCGAATGCTGCTCCAACCACTTTCACTTCAATCACCGCTGCAAACGTAGACGATATCTTGGATCAAGTATACGCTAACATCCCAGCTGCCGTTGCTGAAAAAACTGACTTGGTTTGTTTCGTAGGAATCGACACCTATAAGTTGATGTTGGTTAACTTGAAAAATGCCAACTTGTTCCACTACGTAGCCGATGCTGCAAGTGCAATGGAGATGATCTACCCCGGTACTAATATGAGAGTTATTGGTGTAGGTGGTTTGAACGGAACTAACAAAATCGCTGCTGGTTCATTGTCAAACTTCTTTATGGGAACTGATTTGATTGACGAGCAAGAAGAAGTGAAAATGTGGTACTCACAGGACAACGATGAAGTTCGTGTTCGTTTCACTTTCAAGGCTGGTGTTCAGGTTGCTTTCCCTGGCGAAATCGTTTACTTCACACTTTAATCTTTTAAATAATGGCTTGTTTACTCACACAAGGATTCACGCTTGACTGCAAAGACGCAGTTGGCGGAATCAAATCAATCCACCTTATCACTTGGGTTGATTCAAAATTCACCGTTGCAAGTGGTGAAGTAACTGCCACAACCGTTGCAAGTGGTGATGTTTATGATTACGAGCTTCCCAAAGGAACTGGTTCAATGACCATCACCACCAACGTCTCTGTAGAAAATGGAACATCATTCAATCAATCGGATGTTGTTTTTAAACTTCGCAGATTGTCCACCACCAAAAGAAACGAAATGAAGCTTCTCGCTCAAGGTCGTTGCTACTGCATCGTAAAAAACAATAACGATGAGTATTGGTTGGTTGGTAAGGAGTACGGATGTGATGTGACCGCTATGGTTGCCAACACAGGTACTGCGATGGGAGATTCCAACGGTTATGAAGTTACGCTTTCTGCTATCGAAGCGGAAGCACCTTTCAAATTACAAGCTTCTGTTGTTACCGCTTTAGGTATCTAATTGATTCTTTGTTCATAGGCTAAGAAGGGAGGGCGATTGCTCTCCCTTTTTTTGTTACATATTTTTGATCTCGCTATTTTCAAGAGATGTTAGTAATTGATAAAGCAGAATCCACAAATTGGTATTTAACGCTGACCGAAAAAGTCACGATTACCAATCCATATTTTCTGTTTGCCTTCACTCATCGTTTGAGCAATGAACTCACAACGGTGATTTTGTCGGACATCTCAACTCACCCTGAGCGATACAATCAATTTGCGGTTGTAGAGGGTAGCACCTTCACGCTTGATGCCGGTGAATTTGAATATCAAGTTTACGCACAAACATCATCAACCAATTTGTCTCCAGCGTTGGCTAATGAATTGGTTGAAAGTGGAATCTTGAAGGTTGAATTTGATGTCACTCGCAACTACTATGAGGTGACGTTGAATGAGAAAATCTACGAGATTGAACAACCCACACAAATCATCTATCTACTTTTGGAAAGTGGCGATTTCTGCCTTCTTGAAAGTGGTGATAAAATCTTACTATAATGGCAGATCAAAAAATATCCCAATTAGCGACAATTGTCACGGTAGACAACGCATCGGATTTGTTTCCAATTGTTGATACATCGGCAGCTGAGACAAAGAAAATCACTCCTTCAGCGTTGAAAACTGCATTGGCGTTGAACAATGTTGACAACACATCGGATGCAAACAAGCCTGTTTCAAGTGCTACACAATCGGCATTAAACGCCAAACAAGATACGCTTGTCAGCGGAACAAATATCAAGACCATCAACGGCACATCAGTTCTTGGTAGTGGAAACATCGCTATCAGCTCAGCCGTTGCGTGGGGTGGTGTAACTGGAACGCTTTCCAATCAAACCGATTTACAAACTGCACTCGATGGCAAGGTAGATGAGAACACAGCCATCACTGGGGCAACAAAAACAAAAATCACCTACGATGCAAAAGGTTTGGTAACTGCTGGAGCAGATGCAACCACCGCAGACATCGCAGATTCAAGCAATAAACGCTATGTAACCGATGCCAATTTAACTGTCATCCAAAACACAAGCGGAACAAACACGGGCGACAATGCGGTAAATAGTTTGTATTCGGGTTTGGCTACAAGCAAACAGGATACTTTGGTATCGGGTACAAACATCAAGACCGTCAACAGCACTTCGCTTTTGGGTAGTGGTAATATCAGCGTAGCACCTGCAAGTGGAATTGATGCAACTGCAATTGCTGATGGCACAGTTACAAGCACAGAATTTCAATATATCAATTCGCTCACAAGCAATGCACAAACGCAGATTGATTCAAAGACCAATAAACTGATCACCACCAACAGACAGACCGCTTCATATACTTTGGTTTTGAGCGATGCGGACAAATTGGTTGAAATGAATGTGGGAAGTGCAAACAATCTCACAGTCCCTTTGAATAGTTCAGTTGCTTTCAGCACAGGCACTCAAATCCTTTTGGCACAATACGGAGCAGGTCAAACAACAATCGTTGCAACAAGTGGCGTAACCATCCGAAGCAACGGGGCAAAGTTGAAACTCAATGCTCAATATTCAGGTGCGACCTTGATTAAGATTGCGGAAAATGAGTGGTATTTATTTGGAGATATAGCGTAATGATATTAGCAAGTCACGGATTAATAGCAAGTCAAATTGCGTCCTTTGATGCGGATGCGGTTGCGTTCTTTAATAGGGTAACAACTGCGGGAGGTTCGCTGACAAACACGGAAAAACAAGCGGTGAATAGTTTGGTAATTGCATTAAAAGCCAATTCGCTATGGACACCAATGAAAGCCATTTATCCAATGGTGGGAGCAAGTGCGGCAGCGTGTGCGCAGAACTTAAAGAGTTCAAGTTTTACGGGTACGTTTAGTAGCGGTTGGACTTTTGCGAGTACGGGGGTTACGCCAAATGGAACGAGTGCGTTTATGGATACGACCTATAATCCAAGCGTAAGCGGTTTATTAGATTCTGGGCATATTAGCGTTTATTCAAGAACTGATTTGCAATCGGGTTCAACTATTGATTTTGGTTCAAATGCTCCAGCACATTTTGTATCTTATTATTTTGGCGATGTGACTTATTCAGGAATTAATTCAAGCGATGGCCCACCAGGCCCAACATTTACTCCAACTACAAGTTTATTATTAATTAGTAGAATAGCATCAACAACTGCAAAAGTTTTTAGGGCGGGAACTTTGGCGTATACAGACAATAAAACATCAACTTCACGACCTAATCAAAAACTCAGTTTAGGCGCATTGAATAATAATGGTACAAATGCTTTATTTTCTTCAAGACAGTACGCCTTCGCTTCTATCGGTGACGGCTTAACCGACACCCAAGCATCTGACTTTTACACCGCAGTACAAGCGTTTCAAACAACCCTTAGCCGACAAGTATAATGATAGGATACATTCTAACACCCGAACAATACAACGAGGTACAAGGGCAGTTTGTCAACCCTTACCAATTCATCAACTGCGTTGCCGACATCAATGGTGTGTGGTTCTTTTTTGCATCTGAACAAGACAAGGCAGAGTTTGAAGGCACACCATATATGTGGCTCTTTGATTTACCACAAGGCGAATACACACCACCACCTCCACCCCCATTTCCATACTAATGAAGAATCTCAATGATACCACCGCAGCAATCGCCACCGCCATCACGGGTTCATCAGCGGTCATCACTTTCGCTCAAATTTATCAACCTTTGGTTACCTTTGGCGTGGGGATTCTTGGTATTATTTCGGGTATTTTGGCAGTTATCTATTGGACTAAAAAAATCAATCGCATCAAATGACCGTAAAAAAACCATCCGCAAATCCGCTACCAATTAGCTTTGATCAATTCCGCAAGAATCCAGTTGCTGGAGTTGCGTTCCTCGCTTTGGTTGGCGTGAGTTATTTATACTATGATGTCAAGTCATCATATACCGAACAACTTGAAAACTCTAACAAGAAAATTGAAGCGTTGGATTTGAAGATTGATCGTCTCGGATATGCCTTGAAGAAATCCGATTCCGCATTGGCAGCCGCCATCACAGAACTTCGCATCATTAACACCGTCAAAAAATTATGAGATACTTAGTTATTTTGTTTTGCGTATTTATCGCAGCGATTGAGATTGCCTTCCCTGTTGGTGCAGTAACCACACCTCCGATTGATGAGGTGGAAGCAATGTTGAAAAAAGTTGAATCAAATCTTCGTCAAGCGTCCGCAGTTGTATCCGTGGCAAAAGCCAAAGGAGAACAAATGGTCGAAGGCAAGGTGCAAGAGAAAGCCGAATTGAAAGAAGCCGTGATTGTTGCTGAAAAGAAAGCGGAAGCCGTGGTTGAACAGATGCACGTGATTGAGGATAAGATGGAAGTGTATGCCGTTAAAATGGTAGGTGCTGGACTTGATACCACAACTCAACCCGTTCAATTCAAAGGTGAGATTTATGATGCTTATTTGAACTATGTGAGCGAGGGTGGGAAAGAAGAGTTTGACTATTTTAGAATGTACATATGGGGGGAAAAGTAAACATCACCTCATTCCGTGCTAAACCAAAAAACAAATTAGGTCGGCACACAAAACACAAGAACAAACACAAGAGTTCCAAACCATATAAAGGACAAGGAAAATGATAGACAAAATCAAAGTGGCAATGAAGGCGAAGGGATATGCCTTTTTTGAAAATGGTGATTACAACATCAACATCATCGGAATCCGCAACTCGGATACTGGTAACAAAGTGACAAACGTCTTTGATGACTTCCTCACGGTGAGTTACAAAATAGGCGATGTGTGGCACTTCAAAAAATGGATGGCGACAACTGATCCCGGCACAAAGGGAGTGAAGGAATTTCACAACGCACAAGGTGTGGCTCGTCTTGTTCCTGGTCAATATCGTGGCAGTCACGCTATCGGTTTACATCAAGGCAAATACGAAGCGTTGAAACAAGCCAAACCCGTGAAGGTTTATCGTGATGCCAACAAGGATATGACCTATGACACCAAGACAATCACAGAAGGTGTGTACGGCATTAACATTCACAAGGCTGGTGCAGATTCAACCTACGTTGAGAACTGGAGCGAGGGATGTCAGGTGTTCAAAAAGTCCGCAGATTTTGACGAGTTTATGTTGCTTGTAAAAAAGGCTGCGACATTGCACGGCAATTCATTCACATATACACTTTTAGAAAGCAAAGATTTATGAAAAAATTAATGGAAATTTTCACGGGTGACAAAGGAGAAATGTCGTCAAAAAGATTCGTTGGGATCATTGGTGCTTTTGTTTTGTTTGGCACAATGGCTCACAATTCTATGTCAACTACTGATATCGCACCTTCTCCCGAACTGGTGACCGCAGTTGAATTCATCGTGATTGCTTGTCTTGGATTCACATCTATTGACAAGTTCTCAAACAAAAAAGATTAAACGCTATTTGATAGAGATGATATTCCAAAGATTGAATTTTCACGATAACAAACTACCTGTTTTCAAAGAAAATAAGGCAAAAGGATTCGTGACCTTCGGAGCAGATAATCTCTATCCCGATTTTTTAATTGAACTATTTAACAAAAGCCCAAAACACAATGCAATCGTTTCTGCAAAAGCTTCATATGTGGCTGGAATTGGCACTGAGGTATATGGACAAAACACCACCGACATCGCCAAAATCCAAGCCAAACTCAAAAGCATTAACGCCTACGAAACCTACGAAGAACTCAAGGGCAAAATAGCCTATGACGCTGAGTTGTTCAATGGCTTTTGCGTTGAGGTAATTTGGAACAAAGCGAAGACCGCACCATCCGAATACTACCACATTCCATTCAAGGATGTTCGCAAAGGTCTTGAGGGTGATTTCGTGTATTGTGAAGATTGGACTGATGCAAAAGCACCACGCATCTCTTATCAACCCTACAACCCAATCACGAGAGAATCAAAGCAATTGTATTATTGCCAGTTCTATCGCCCCGGTCAAGGTGAATACCCCTTACCTGATTACGTTGGGGCATTGAAATACATCGAAGTTGATACCGAGATTTCCAATTACTACTTGAATAGCATTAAGAACGGATTCACGGCTCAAACTCATATCCAGTTATTTAAGGGCATTCCCACACCTGAAGAAGCTCGTGCAACTGCGAGACGATTCAAAGAGAACTATCAAGGCACAGACAATGCCGGTGGTTTAATCATTCAGTATAACGACCCAACGGAGAAGGAATCAGTCATCAGTAACCTTCAACCATCGGATTTTGACAAGCAATTCGACCTTTTAAATAAGACAGTACAACAAGAGATATTTGTCGCACACAAGGTAAACTCCCCAATGTTGTTTGGAGTGCGTGTAGAGGGACAATTAGGCGGTCGTTCGGAGTTGATTGAAGCCTATGAGATGTTCCACCACGCATACATTGAACCACGTCAACAAAAGATAGACGATACCTTCGCCTATTTGCTTGAACCAATTGCATCGGTTAAGTTGGAAACCATCAACAAACCACCAATCGGATTGGACTATCAGGCTTTGTTCACCGCTGGAATCATCACCAACGAAGAAGCAAGGAAAGAACTTGGATTGCCATCAATATCAAACGTACAAGTGACATCATCTCTCAACGATGCAATCAATGCCTTGAGTCCTTTGGTTGCGAACAACGTCCTTTCAAATATGACCGTGAATGAAAAACGTCAATTGGCGGGACTTGCTCCAATACCCGGTGGAGATTCACTTGGTTCTTCACCCGTGGCATTGTCAAAACAAAACCCCTTTGGTTGGGATGACGAACGTGACATCAAGGTTTTCCAATCACACGGAGAACCAGCGGAGAACTTTGAAGCCTACACTTTTGAATTTGTGGATGCGGTTGAAACTGCCATCTTGAACGTGTTAAAAGAGAACAAAGGTCTTCAAGTGGGTGACATCGTGAACATCACCAAACTGGATGCAAAGGTCGTTGCCGATGCAATTGCTAAACTTGCCAAAGCCGATTTGGTCAAGTCATACGAAGACGGATTGGAAACAACACCCAAAGGAGTTGAAGAAGTGAAGCGTTTACAAACTGAAATCGTGGTGAGATATAGTTATGGTTTAGCACCGGGTATTCCAGGACCAATCATCATTCCAACAAGCCGTGATTTTTGCAGACAGATTGAAGGTAGTAAGCGTGTTTATTCTCGTGAGGACATAAATATGATGTCAGCGGAGTTGGGTTACGATGTATGGAAGAGGAGAGGTGAGTGGTACACTAACAAAGAAACAGGAATCACCACACCACAATGCAGACACATATGGGTTCAACAATTATTGAGGAGAATTAAAAGATGACCAACTTCGTATACTTCATTTCAACCACTTATCTCAAAGACAACACCCCTTTGAATGAGAATGTTGACGATAAACTTTTGAAATCAG